TTTCACCTTTGCCGCCCAATAGATCGCGTCAAATACTGTTGCGCCTTTCAAACTGTCAGCGTGTCGCGCATACCACGCCTTTCTTCTGTTGGCATCAGCCTGGCTCTCGCCGTCCCTTGGCGGGTAGGTCTTAGCTCCCTGACTGCCAAACCGAACCAATTTAATCATGTCTCCCTTTTTGGCTAGAACTGCATGGCTTTTCGAAGGATGGCGCGGCGTTCTCTTGGGGACGTTGTAGTCCTCAAACCGCTCACCCCTGTACTCTATTGCCATATCAGCCTCAAAGAGAAGCGCCCCCGAAGGGGCGCGTATAGCCCTTAAAGAGCGGCGTCGAAGAACATCTCACAGCCGTAGCTGTCATCAAGCTCGCCCACACCGTAAACGGCAGTGGCGTTCAGCTCAAAAGCACGCAGTGAGGCGTTACGCTCAACTTCAATGTTGAAATCACGCTTCATTGCCATAGCCAGAGCTTCGGGTGCGAATACAGCGCCCTTAGCATCGCCATTAGCGTCGATGGTGATGTTCGCAGACTCGTAGATGTTGATGCCAGCGATAGAGCCAACAAAACCGTTAGCCATAGCCGCGTTCTGAGCATCGCCACCGTTGGGGTTAGCGAACGTGTTGGTCAAGTTAGCCTTGAGCTGATAGGCGTGATACGGATGCACTACAGCAGAGAGCTGACCAGGAGCCTTGTTAGCTCGGAGAGTAGCCGCCGCCTTGAACAGGTCAGCAACAGTGATCTCTTGAGCCGCCGCACCGAATGAAGTGCTGAAGCCGTCAAACAGGGCAATCAAGTCCTTGTCCATCTTGGTAGCGATAGCGTTACCCAATACAGTGCCAAGCTCCTGAGCAGGGTTGCCAGCGCCGAAAGCGGCCATGTCAGTCAATACAACCTGAGCGCCCACTTCAGAAACGTCGATGCTGACGCTAGAAGTAGAGACTTCAGTTGCAGACATATCGGTGCCTTCCGTCAGGTCAGCCGCCGCGATTGCTGGGTACTTTGGAACCTGGACGGTTTTGCCGGCCACGTTGCCAATGTCATAACGAGTAACAAGACCCATCAGCAGGGACTCTTCCTCGGCAGTGAAGCGAGCCTGGAGGATGATATTCGCAAACAGATCGTCTAAAGTTGAGCTAGTAGTTTCATTTGCCATTGTTCAAATTCCTTTTGAATTAGCGGGTTGCTTTCTTTGCTAACTGCATCTCACGGAAAGCCTCACGGCCACCGCTTTCGTAGTTAGCCAACATTTCTGCCGCCGTTAAGGTTTTCGGCGTCGAACCACCAACTGCCCCCGCTGATCCTGCACCACCCTGTGATGCGCTCACAAAGTGCGGGTTAGTTGTCAAAAAGTCTGATACCAGCTCTTCAACTGATAACAGGTCGCCTCTGTCGTTGTAGCGAGGCGTCCCGTTTTTATCAAAAACCTCTACGGTGCCATCTTCAGATAGCGAAACGGAGCCGCGTAACAACTGACTGACTTGATCGGGTGACACCGCCTTGTGCTTTGCCGCCGCAGACAGTAGAGCGCCGTCTACCAGGGTCTGCTCAAGCCTCGCTTTGTAGGCGTTAATCTCCTGATCTTTCTTTTCGACGGTCTGCTTGAGGATATTCTCAAACTCACCACGATCCTTCTGCCGTTCAATCTCGGCGGTCTGCCGCTCTTGTAACAGGCTTCTGGCCTCGTCCAAGTCCACGCCTTCCAGTTTCTTCTCGTATTGCCGCTTGGTGCGAGCAATGCGATCAGCAACTATCCGGTCAAGCTCCTCTTGCGTAAACGTCTTCTCTGCCTGAGTTTCTACAGTTTCCTGCTCTACGGCCTCAGTGACCGCGTTTTCCATGACTTCTTCGCTCATGTAACGAATCCTCCTAGGGAGTGGGGTTTATTTTACCAAACTACTTGGACTTTTTCTTTCTCTTCTTGGATTTGTGATATGGCATTTTGCCTCCTCAAAAAAGTATCCGCCCATTATCGAATAACTGTTTTTGCTCATCATCCAGCATGAGGTATTCATCATAGGGCTTGCCGTCCTCAATAGCATCCTCGATACCATCCATGACTGCCTCCTGGTCATTCCAGAAAAGCCCTATTATATTCGGATAGACCCCAAACTTATCAAAATGTTCTTTTTCCAACTCTTCCATTACGGCACACCATCCATCAGCTCTTCAAATTCCTTTGTAAGCCTGGGGAATAACTCTTTGGCTTTCTCCCATCCTTCTCCGCCAAATGACCATAGCTGGAACAGGTTGGCAAAATTCTCGGTCATCTGCGAAGCCTCGCCCCTGGAGTAGTAACCAACCCCATGGCCGAACCCATAAAACTTATTCTGAAATCTACCTCTGCTCATGCTGTCCAGAATGTCGCTCATTGCAGGAACCCAGTCGTATTTCTCAACATACTGGTAACCCCTGAGCTGACCCTTGCGACTGCCCCTTTTGTAATAAACGGCTTCCTTGGTATACCACTGATCTCTAAAAGACTCCAGCACTGAGTCACCATCAAACTTCTCCGCTTTACCTAACCCTCGTTGCAGAAAGACTCCAAGGCTTTCAGCATCAGCTTTGGCTGGCCCCCGCAATCTGCTGGCCGAGATCGCCACGCCCTTCTCTGGGCCAAGCGTATAGTCTATGTGATGACCATATTCGTGCATAAGAACGCGCTTGCCAGTCAGTCCCGTTGATGGGGTAACAATCTCTGCCGTGCCAGGAACATAGTATCCCCTGCCGCCTTTGCTTGTAATAGACTTTGGCTTTGCGAGCTTGTTAATAACAACACCGGCGGCTGGCGATATGCCTCCACGGCTCTTTGCCAGCTTGTCCCATTTCGGTTCCAGCTCAAATGCCGCCTCCGTGGGGATGTCGGCCTTTGTTCTAGGGGCTGTACTGGCTGGCTCCGAATCTAGCACCGGCCTCCAATGGTGGCGGCAGTTATAGCCGCCCCTGGCTATGAAGGCATCGCTAGAGCTTTTTCCCTTCCAAGAGCCTTGCCATATTTCCTCAATCTCTTCATTGGTGTAGACGTTACCTACACGGTCACGGCAGAACTGCCTTGAGTCTCTTATTACATCGCCGTAATACTTCCACTTGGTCGCCCCTGCCTCAATGCCAGCTCGGACGTTAATGGACGAATCGAACTGCATCAGGCTGTCCTGGGTAATCTGCGTGGCATATCGGCGCATATTGTTCCCAGTGCGGTCTGCCGCATAGACTGTGTGCAGTTTCTCAATAGCCGCCTTCGATTGAGCTGGGGAGCCATTCTTTGCAATATCCACCAGCTTGTTGATCTCGGCCTGGTCGCTCTGCATATAGACGCCGTTGATGGTCTGCCTAATGCTCTTAATCATGTCGGCTTTACTGCGCCCCGTTAGAGCGTTCTGATAGACCTGATCTGCGATAGTGTCGAGGTATGTGCGGCCAATGTCCTCAAACCCCTGGAAGGTCAGCCGCTGTAGCTGGTTTATGACCTCTCTGCTCGTTCCGGTAAAATCACCGTAATTATTGAGCATCTCAAGTGATCGGACGGCCACATCAGAGTATTCCTCCAGGAGCGACTGAACAGTGCCGTTATATTCGGACTCAATGATCTGCTGAATCTCGCGCCTGGCAGAGACAGCCCACTCCGTATCAAATAGCTTTCCTGCTTGGGTAGGCACATTGTCCAGGTAGTCGGCAATCCGTTGCTCTACCCGCTCCAGTGCCTCCAGCATACGCCGCTCATGGGCGTCAGCGAGATCGCTTAGATACTCGTCATGCTGGCTTTCTGTTGCCATTACTCAGTGGGCTGTGCGGTGTCAGCGGTAGGAGTAAGAAGCGAATCGCCTCCTGGCACATCCTCAAGCCCAATCTTCTCACGGACTTCGTTAGCTGTAACAAGGCCAGCATCCATGTGGTACTTGTAGATTTGAGTCTTATCAGAGAAGTCGCCAATCGCAACGGTGTTGTCCGTAATCTCTTGATGGGCAACCACCAGGTCATCATCGTCAAGCACGAGGTCGGCAATCTGCTTGTCCACCTCACGCAACAGCGTGACCGATTTGACGCCGCTGGCACGCACCTGCTGGAGGAATTGAAGCTCCTGGGCGTAGTCGCGCAGATCAAACGAGTCGGGATAGCTGATCGTCACCTCATGGACATCGTGTTCCTGCCACTTGCAATAGAACTGCCACAACTGCTCTTCGGCCAGCTCCAGGATGTCGGCCTTCTCAGAGAGCTTGGCATTGAGCATTTGGAACTCGGTCTGCATGGCCACGCCAGACTGCGTGATAGCCTCTGTGCCGCGTACCGCGCCCATGTGGGTCATCCTATTGATCGACTCTATTTTGTCCGTTATAGAGGCTCTGATGGCGTCCAGGTTGGCCCCTGATGGTTGCATCTGGTAAGGACGCAGAGCTGGGTCAATATCGTCTGCCACATTGATGACCGCGCCAGCTCCCGCTGAGGCGTCTGTGTCGTAGGTCTTAACCAGGGTCGGATGGTTGGAAATGCGGATCAACTGCTCGATCTCGCTCAACTCCTGATAGATGGCCTTTTGCATATAGGCCACATCCGAGATGTCTGAGATGCCCACACCGCGCACGATAGATCGGTTGGCTGGCAGGTAGACCGCAGGGATGACCCCAATCGGGTTGTCTATGAGCTGGACGACATCTGCCGTAGCGCCGTCGTAGCGCGTCAGTTTGATCCTGTCTTTGTACCACTCGCGGAAGTAGGTCACGGTCGTAGTGCCGTCCACGCGATCAACGGACTCTCTAACCTTGAGGTAGGTCAGCTCATGGCGTCCTGACGGCTGTCGCTCCCATCGCCAATCGTAGACATTCTCGGGCGTGATAAGCGTCACGTATGGTCTGATGCCCTGGTTCAGCTCTTCAGCTCTTGTGCCTACCTGCGACTCCGGCTTGTCCACCATGATCCAGACATGGCCGTAGACTGATGACCAAATCTGCGACTCACGCATGAAGGAGTTGAAGTTTTGCCCGTCCAGGTTGGCGTCCTTTAGAAACGCCTCCAGGTCGGGGCTTCCTTCCATGCCCTCAAAGTTGCGGGTTGGGTTAATGCGCCAAAGGAAAGACGAATAGACATGGATGACATTGCGGCAGTGGTTATCCAGGGGCGTCAGCTCCAGGCGTCTGCCGTATGCCTTGCTGTCCTCATTTAAATAACCCGTGAGGTAGTTGCCCTCACGATAGTCAGCACCGCCCATGTAGCTTCGCAGGTAGAACTCCCACCGCTCAACGTGAGTCTCATAGTCGGGATGCTGGTACTCAATATCTATTTTCATCAAGTCCACCGTTGAGGCGCAGGAGCCTCATATTGCTTGCGGATGGGAAAGAGGTAGTCTACCGCATACCCAAGCGCATCATTCATGTGATCGAAACCATCGTCTTTATTGACCTGGCTGGTTCCTTCCTTGTACGTCTGGCGCTCAAGTGACTCAATGGTCTTTTTGCACTTTGGGTCAACAAATAACTGCCTCACGCCATCCGCTGATTGCAGTCGTGAATTGACTGCATTAATTCTGTCTCTAATCGCTGAGTGCGAGTTTCTAACCTTTACCTCAAAGCCTGCATTTTGCAGTATCGACAAATCAGTGCGGCCACCAGCAGATGTCTTTCTCTGGCGGCACGCAGGGTCGGGGTATATCGTAACATTTTTAACGCCAAATCTCTTGCGTATCTCATCGGCCATTTCGTCGGTGTTTGAGCCGAATATAACTATCTCGTCAAAGGCGTGCAGAGTGTTCCCGTTTCGGGTCATTACAACCGCGCTCATCGGGTCAAGGTTGAAGTCCATGCCTATCAGTATGCGGCCTGGCTCGCCGTGATAACGGACTACTGACTCCTCTCTGCTAAAGTTGTAGTAGATGACGCCCGAGTAATTAACAAACTTGGCCTCATACTCCTGGGTGAACGTCCGCTCATCCAAGTCATGCCTTGCGGCTGTTATTTCTTCCTGGTCTACGTTACCGCCTTCCAGCGTGGTGAACTGGTGAGACGCCCAGCCATCATCTCTATCGACGCCCTTAGTCCAGAGATCATAGAAGTGGTTGCGGCCTTTTGGCGTGCCAATGAATATCGCCGAACCCTTGCGATCAGATAGAGACGGCCTGATAACCTCATACCACGCCTCTTTCCGCATATCGGCAAACTCATCTAGGACGCAGAAGTCCAATGCGCGACCTCGCAGGTTGTCCGGCTTCTCAGCTCCCTTGAGGCTGATGACTGAGCCATTGGCTAGCGTCAGCGACAGAGAGGTTTCATTCGTCTTGGTGATGTACTCGGATGGGATGGCCTGCAACAGCATCCCCCAGGCTATTTCCTTTGCCGCCTTGTAGGTTGGGGCGATGTACCAGCAGTTGCGTTTGTTGCCACTCATAGCGGCTCGTATCAGCTCGGC